CCCACGGAGACCACATTCAGAAGATGGGTGGTCACCATGGTAGGCAATGGGCAGCCCATACCATGGAGTGACTTGGTGTAAGAACAAAAGTCTAAGTAAATTTATTAGGCTCTTGCACAGCTCCTCCAAGCGCACTACCTTTGCCCAGTCATTTAAAACAATGGATTATGGCAAAGACGACAAAGAAGACGGGAAGGGCGAAGCCTACAGCACCAAAGGCTGGGGTTACAAGAACCCACAGAAGGTACGGTTGTGGAGGAAAGATTAAGAAATAAGGCGTTTTACAAAGTTACACTACAGGCGTTGAAGGTCATCCCAATGCTTTTAGCCTTGGTCGCTGTACTGAACTCCGTCCTGTCTTACATGGGGATGGATGTCACGGCCCTCAGCTACATTGGAGGAACTTCATTGCTCCCTATAGTGTTCCTATACTTGGTCTCCTACCTGTTCAAGTTCTGCGTTTGCCACAGGATGTTCCTGCATTACATTGTGGTCACAAACTGCATGAACATTTATGACTACCATATAGGAATACCATTGCAGGACTTGCAGATGCTGTGCCTGTATATGACAATGACTGGAATATTTTTGTTCTTAATATTATATCTGTATGTTAAAAATCATAAGAGACCTGTTGCTGAAAGTGGTGGAAAACATTGACGCAGGAAACAGCCGCCTCACTGAAGGCGAGATGTTGTAGGTAATAGACACCCTAAGAGCCTTCACGGACAAGGAGGTGAGGCTGAGCAAGTATTAGTCCTGCCAATATCTGAATATGTGCAGGGCGTCATTCGACAACTATGTAAGGTCTGGCAAGCTGCCGCAGGGATTGAAGGTCACGGGATTCAAGGAGAAGTTCTGGACTAAGAAGAATTTGGATGAGTTTATAAAATTGAATAAAGGATGAAGTGGTCTTGGAAGAAGCAGGAGGATTTTCCACAGGGAAGGAAACATTGCGAAAGGGATTTTACTTTGGAATTAGGCTTCTTGAAGTTCGCCATGTCCCTCCACAAGGAATGTGTTATTGAAAAGGGAAATCCTAAGGACATTAAAGAAACTGAGGAGGAGGCTGTTGCTCCTCCCCAGAAGTGATTACTTTTTGAAACTGAATTTGTCAAGTAGCCAGTCAATGAACTTCGTTACAGACGCACTGATTTGGAAGCCATATCCTTCCTTCTTAGCTTTAGTTCTGAATTTCATTACTTTTTGCTGCTCAATGCTTTTGTATTTATGATAATCAAGCATAAAACAAGAGCATTAAAGGTTAAACACTTGGGACATTACTGTGTAGGGACTCCCTTATGCCTTTAAAGCATAACGTGGAGTCCCTTCTATTATTGTTTTATTACATAAACCAGTTTTTGCTTGTCTAAAAGAAAAAGATATTCTACATTTGCAGAAAAATATATAAAGACATGGAAACAATGACACAAAGAACCCCCTTAACGTTGAGCCTTCCAACGAATTTGGTTGAAACGTTGAACAGAAAAGCGGAAAGCAAGCATAAATCCCTTAATACCTATATGGAGGATATACTGTCAGAAATATCTTTCAACGAACCTAACGAAGATACAGCGGAGGCTTTCAAGGAGCTGCAATCAGGACATTATGCTGGCACACTCGATGTGTCCAGTTATGCTATGTTCGTGAAATCTGTTGAAGCTATCCAATGAAAGAGATTGTTTATTCAACCAAGGCTAAAAGAGACCTTAAGAGGTGTAGCAAGAATCCATTGAAAATGGAGGCTCTTTACTCTGTATTGCATAAGTTGTCTGAAGGAAAACCACTCCCCGCAAGATGTAAGGTGCATAATCTTATAGGTCAATATAACGGATGTCAGGAATGCCATATAGGAAATGATTTTCTTCTTATTTGGATTGATGATGAAAAGATAAGGGTAATGAGGATTGGTAATCATTCAGAATTGTTTAGATAGACATAAAAAGAAAGTGTGCCAGTTTTGACACGCCTCCTTTTATCATCTTTGCTGCAAATATATAAAAGATTTTGTATTGTCACAAATTATTCTATTGTAATTGTTATCTTCTCCCCCTTCATCAATGCTGGCATTATATGCTCGTCCATCAGCTTCAGGAAGAACGAGGTGGAGTTCATCACCTTCCCCTTCACCTTGTTCTCTCCAACCGCTATGCACCCCAAGGACTCCTGCGCAGTATTGAAGGGATGTATCCTTATCCCCTGAAAGCCCTTGACATCCATTATCTGAGGGCACTTGCCCCCGTACCTCTTGCACCAAGCCCTGTCATGGAATTTGCTTGACCAAGTCAGTTGCACTTCATATTCTCCAGTAGGGATCGCCGTTTGGCCATATATCTTCTTGGCCTTCACCTCTGATTCAGGCATGGAATCACTCAATCCCCTGTCTTTGTCCTCAACCGTCTCTGAGAACTTCACGCCGTCAATGAAGAACTGCCCTATCGTGTATTCAGGCTTTTTCCACTTTCTTGACACTCTTAGCTTCATTTTTTCTCCCTCCTTTCTGCTGCAACGGCTCTATGTCCTGCCTTTCCTTGCAGGACTCCTTGAAGCAGATGTTGCGCTTGAGGTATGACACTTGGGCTTGCAATTCATCAATCTCGCTTCTCAAGTCCTCGCTTTCCTTGCGGTACTCATCAAGCCTCTTGCTGTTGTCCTCGCACAGCTTGATGTAAAAATCCAATGACTGCTACAGGTTCTCTATCACCTGCTTGTCAACCTCCGCATTGTATTTCCTCTTTGTCAGGATGTATGTCAGGACGCTGGAAATTCCTGCGGCAAGTGCGCCTATCAGGGCGATTATTATCTCCGTGTTCATTTCAGTGTGTTTTTATTTTACATTGTCATCGTTCCAATCCCATGCAAAGGTAGCCATATAGGGGATGAAAGCTCGTAGGATTAACGGCGTGTTTTGCCAATCTAAAGGATTGCCTTAGATTGTGTCTTCCGTTAAATAAACATAAAAACGCTTCACTTTTACATTAATGCGTTTGTTTAATTAAATATTATATTTATCTTTGCCACAGATTTTTAGGATGATGGGGTTTTGATGAAAAACACAAACAGTCAAATTTAACACAAGAGGGATTCTTCTATGGTGTAATGGTCAGCACAGAACCCTCTAAATGTTCAGGTCAAAGTTCGAGTCTTTGTGGAAGGACAATTAATTGATTTAATACTATGGAAAGAGAACTGGTAATTGAGAGATTGAAGGAGGAGCATGCAGCCCTCAAAGAGAAGTATGGGAGACTTCTCAATGCGTTGAATGACGAGGGCTTCATCCAGGAAGCGGGGGAAGACCAAGTGGAGCTTCTGTTAGACCAAGAGAGCATAATGAGGCTTTATCTGAAGACATTGATGCTAAGGATAGGTAATCTTGCCAACAGGAGTGAAGCAAAGACAGAGCCAAAGAAGGAGAAGGAGGGGGCGAAGGAGCGCAAGAAGGAAAGCCCTTCAAAAGCCCCCAAAAAGGATGCGGAGGAGATTGCCGTCATAGAGTCCTTCATTAACGCCTTAAAGGAAATGTTGGAAGACTCGTCTGAGAAAAAGGAGGGCAATGCGGATGAAATGGTTTCCTACTATGTTAAGATATGAGGGAGATAAATGAGTATAACTTTGAGGATTTTTATGAGAGGGGCTTATGCTCCTTAGCTGCGGTGGCTGTGGATGAGGTGAGGGAAATCAACAGGAGGGCTTCCGAAAACGGCTTCTTGGATTCACAGTGGCTGATTGACTTTCACGATGACTTGAATGAGCAGTCCATTGATGAGGACAGGGAAGATACAAAGACCTCTGAGAGACAAGATACCTCAATCTAAACGATATAGAAATCTATCTTCATGGGTATTATGCAGAAGGATTACAACTTGGTTCTTCACTAAAGCGTTTCCCTGCATTTATCAAACAGACAAATTCAAAATGTATTGTATAGTGATGTAGAAGATTTTAGTTTGGATTGTTGCTCACCAGGCTGTCGTTTGGGGTATAATATGCTTCCTTGCCATTCTAAATGTGATAGCGTTTATACTATGTCCGTCATACCTTTCTTGGAGGATAATCGGGCTGCTGACGTGGAATTTCATTGGTTTATACATCGTGTATCTGATTGAAGTATTCAAGAAATGAAAGACAAGTACATTCTATGTGGAAGTTTCTGGGTAATGTCATAAAGAACAACACGGGAGTGAGTTCCAAGAACTTCTTTCTTGTCATCGTGACCCTCATTGGATTTGTGCTGTTGACGATACCTGCCGTGATACTGACGGTGGAGGTGGTGTTCAACCACACCATCCAAACAGACCTCAATGGGATGGCGGCTTACATAGGTTCAGTTGCAGGGTTGTTTGCCACAGCAGGGATAACAAAGGCTTGGAGTGAGAAATATGAGAGAAGAAATTGAAAGGACAAGGATGGATGATAATATTCCGATAGAAGAAATTATACCATTTGGTGATGCACAATTTTATCAGCTTACAGGCAGGATGGGTTACTTGAACAAGAAATTTATCCCAGAAATATTAAGAAATAAAAAGTCTATACAATTAGATGAAGAGGCATTTAAAAGACTAATGCCTATTATGGAAAGCGTTTCAAATATAACATATAGATAAAAATAGAAGTGTGATTACAACACTCCTATTATTGGAAACTTAACAGAAAAGCTATGCGATGGCATAAATCCAACGTAGTAATCTTAGGATTTTCCAAACGGTTTTCCAATCTATAGACTTGTCTGTTTTAGCCTTATTAGCAACCAGTCTATAGTAAAATTGCTAAATGGCTTTTATGATATTGTTTATCATAAATATTAAAGCAAGAGGGGATTACTATTTAAGTTTCCTCTTGCTTTTAAGCAACGAAAAGACAAGAACATTATTATATAGGAAAGGTGAAAAGTAAGACAGTAGAGGACTGGCAAGAGACTTTAATTAAGAGTTATGGTGCGACTTGTGCACCTATGACTTAATGAAGTCATACAGTGCACAAGCCAGCACATTCAATATTAAGGCTTGTAATATCATCATAAATATTATTGTCTCTGCCAGTCCTCATGTCTAATAACGAAAGTAAAAAGAGAACTATTATAAATTCATTAAATAAAAGATAAAATGGAAGAGAAAAAGAAAAAAGTGAAAAGCATTGAAATCAGTGTGCGTATTAACAAGGAAAAGGTGACGATGAAAAGCTTTCTCCTCCGTGTACTGAAAATGCTGTTGGTGGCAATCACAGTGTTCAACATTGGCTTGGCACTTGTGGTGGCGGGAGCTAAGATTGTCTTGGGCTATACGCTTGTGCATTCTTTCGCACAGTGGATAGGCTACAACTTCTTGGCACTTGGTATAAAATGGATATATGGCATACTTTTCAAAGAGAGAGTAACACTTGTAATTCCAGAGGACACAAAAGCCCAGATAGAAAGGGGTTTTGAGGAAACGGATGAGGACGTTTCCAAGAAGGAAGCGGAAGAAGAAAATGAAGCAAAAGAAGAGAAAGAATAAGGCAATAGGTTAAAGGCGGAGGGCAGCTATAGATCCTCTGTTGAATGGAGCTAATTAACCAAACATAGCATGACAGGATAGCTCTATGTCTTGGAATACGGTTTCCCATCCTACAGACTAATCGATTTTAAAGACGAATGTAGAAAGTCTGTAATAAAACTGCATTGCCCACTATCTTATGTAAAACATAATTTAGTGACTATGGAGGAATGGCCTGTGGTTGGGTTAGCAGCCGTCAGGTACTCCATTGTGGTTTAATAACGGAGAATTATTGGTTTTATCATAATTTTTTTACTTGAATTATTACGGCTTTTCCTGTTGTGAAACAGGGAAAGTTTTGGCTCCTTAGCTCAGTGGATAGAGCGTTGGTTTCCTAAACCAAGTGTCGAAAGTTCGAGTCTTTCAGGAGTCACGATGTTTTACTTTTCGGTATTTCATCTTATATTAAAAGCTTAAATTTAAATGGGCGGTTTGTGAAAATAGCCCATTTCTCACATTAAGAGGAAAAGGATGATAGCGAAAAAGGGGCTTGGGACTCTGAATGTGAATGGACACTAAAAAGGTGTGCCTTATGGCACACCCCGAAGCCGTTTTAGAGCAATGGTAAAATAAAAGACAACATTACTCCAGCTACAACTCCGCCTATTATACAGGCGGTAACATTGAGTAAAAAGTCTATCAGTTTATTTTTCCATTCTTGCTTCTAAGAACGAGCTTCATCAGGAAGCCCATTCTAAGCATTGACGATAATAATTTTAATATTACGCATAGATATTAGACGGGATTTATACAGGGCAACATTGCCAAGTATTCGGAGCATTCCCAAGCTCCTTTTACAACTTTTGTGTTAGTCGGGCAGCTTTGTGTTTGAACTAACAGATGAGATTATTTTTCATATATTTTAATTTATAATTGATTAGCAGATTTTCTGCTAATGCAGCCATCTTGCTTGTGAAAGTAGAGTGGTTTTTTGTATATGTTTACCGCAATGTTTACTTCCTGCTTTTTTGTCGGTCAACTTTGGTTACAGAATCAACTTTTGGAATAAAACAAGAGAGACTTGCGATGCCTTAAATCACAAGGACTTCGCAAGCCTCTCTTCTCTTTGGGTGGAGGGTGGGGCTCGAACCCACGACATTCAGCCCTCAAAGGATGAGAGCATGAGGGTGACTGACATTTACATACAAAGAGATTTCGTGATGAAGAACAAAGCCAATGAAAAAGTGATGGATTATGTGTTCGGGGATATATTAATGAAGCCATTAGACCTTCTTACTCCCAGGGTAAGCTGTTGCTTCCTTATATGGGGAATGCGTAAAATCGCATGATTTTAAACATTATGGTATGAAGAAATTGATGACAGCCATAGCTGTGCTGTCCTTTATATGTCTATGCATGGCAATGCATAGCAACGTACAGCTCAAGAAAAAGTATGATGTTGCCACAGCCAATGTAAAGGCATACGAGGGGCGGCTTTTGGGCGGAAAGACAGAGACCAGGGCATTGCAGTTGACGGTTAGCCAGTTGCAGTATTTCAAGGATTCAATTTTGGTGAAGATGGATTCAGTCAGGAAAGTCTTGAGAATCAAGGACAAGAACCTGAAATCATTGTAGTATGCCGCTTCTACAATCACCAGGCAAGACACCATTGCGCTGAAGGATACCATCTTCTATGAGCCTTAGAGAAAGGACGGTGTCTTGCTGGACACCCTCATTGGGGATGCCTGGTATAGTATGCGGATGAGGTTCAAATATCCCAATTATGTAGTTGTCAAGCCGTGGTTCAAGAGTCAGAAGTATGTTACTGTAAGCACCAGGAAAGAGACGGTGAATCCCCCGAAGAAGTGGTGGCTGCTAAGGCTTTTTTAGAGGAGGCATGAAGTGGTCATAGTGAATGTGCTGGAGGAAAGCCCCTACATACAGGATAGCGTCAGCCAGTATGTGAAGATAGTTAAGTAACCTAAGTGACATCGTTAGGTTGTTGCTGATGCCACTGAAAGGCTGTACATTTGCGGTGGCATAAGGCCAATGGTGGAATGTGGGCTTATGGTTTTTTCATATTTGGTTATTTTGTTCGATTATTAGTAGGAGGGCGTACATCATTTATGGTGCGCTCTTTTTAGTTATGGGATAGGAAAAGTTGAAAAGGTGAAGATGGAAAAGGTGAAAAAGTAAAGAAGTAAAAAGGTAAAGGGAGGGTGGGGAGAGCGAGTAATGTTGTGTAAAGGCTTATGAGGCATTAGGGGAAAGGATAGATGGTTTAAGTAAAATAGTTAGGTCTTTTGCGGGGCGTTGCTTTATGGCTACATTTGCCATAAAAACAGAGGAAGAGGGGTATGACATACACTAATGGTGGCTTTCCGCCACAGCAACTGCCGTTCAGCAAGAAGAACAAGGCGTGGAGAAAGAGGGTCGTGGACTTTGCGGACGACAAGAGCTTCCTTCACCATCATTTGACGAGGAAGTCAGTGTTTAACATGAAGATAAACTACGACCTCCTCAACGGCAAGCTGCACATTGAAGACTTGAAGGTCCTGCTCAACCCCTACAACCTTGACGCATCCTACATCCCTGACGGCATACAGCACTACCCATTGATGAATTCAAAGTTGCAAGTGCTGAGGGGAGAGGAGAGCAAGAGGGTGTTTGACTTCAGGGTCGTAGTCACCAACCGAAACGCAATAACGGAGATTGAGGAGAACAAGAGGCGGGAACTTTTGGGAAGTCTGCAAAGGCTTATGGCCGAAGACTCATAGTCCGAGGATGAGTTCAACCAGAAGTTGGAGAGGCTGAGTGACTACTTCCAATATGAATGGCAGGACATGAGGGAGGTGAGGGCGAACCAACTGCTGAACCACTACACCAAGGAGCTTGAGGTGTCATAGCTTTTCAACCAGGGCTTCTTTGACGCAATGGCCGTTGGGGAGGAGATTTACCAGTGTGACATAGTGGGGGGAGAGCCTGTAGTTGAAAGGCTTGACCCCATGAAAGTGAGGATATTAAGGTCTGGTTACTCCAACAAGATTGAGGATGCGGACATCATAATAATAGAGGACTACTGGTCTCCTGGGAAGGTGATAGACACCTACTGGGATTAGCTGTCGAGGAAGGATTTGGAGTACATTGAGAAGATGTCAGACAGTCTTGGCGGCAACCACTATGACAGCATGGACAATGAAGACCCAAGATTTGGCTTTGTCAATGGGGCGGTCTTGGGTGATGAGGCGGCTCACAATGGAGGCTTCACGTTTGACCCCCTGACCCTTTTTGACGATGACATTGACAACTCCCTGCTCCCATACGACATGGAGGGCAACATAAGGGTGCTGAAAGTCTATTGGAAGTCAAGGAGGAAGATAAAGAAGGTGAAGAGCTATGACCCTCAGACGGGGGAAGAGCAGTTCAACTTCTACCCAGAGACCTACATAACCAAGGAAGACTTGGGGGAGGAAGAGCAGTCCTTTTGGGTCAATGAGGCTTGGGAGGGGGTGAAGGTTGGCTCTGACATCTATGTAAACATGAGGCCGAGGCCTGTGCAGTACAACAGGCTCAGCAACCCCTCAAGATGCCATTTCGGGATAATAGGCTCCATATACAACATCAACGGTGACGCCCCTTTTAGCATGGTGGACATGATGAAGCCGTACAACTATTTGTATGACGTCATCCATGACAGGCTCAACAAGCTGCTGGCGAAGAACATGGGCAAGATAGTGAAGATGGACTTCGCCAAAGTCCCCAAAGGCTGGAATGCGGACAAGTGGATGTACTACATAATGGTGAACAACATAGCCGCTGAGGACAGCTTCAAGGAGGGCAACATAGGAGCGGCCACTGGCAAGTTGGCAGGAGCGATGAACAACGCTTCTTCAGGAGTGATAGACGCAGGACTCGGCAATGAGATACAGCAATACCTTAGCCTGCTTGAAAGCATAGACCAGCACATGGGCAATGTGGCTGGACTTTCACCCCAAAGGCTTGGAGCGATATCCAACAGGGAGACTGTGGGAGGCGTGGAGAGAAGCACCCTGCAAAGCTCCCACATCACTGAGTGGCTCTTCTTCATCCATGAGAGCGTGAAGAAGAGGGTGTTGGAATGCCTCATGGAGACGGCGAAGATAGCCATGAGGGGCAGGAGCAAGAAGTTCAGCTACATACTGTCGGACGGCTCAGAGAAGTTGGCGGAGATAGACGGTGATGAATTTGCGGAGTGTGACTATGGACTGATGGTGGATAACAGCAATGGAGCGCAGGAGCTTAATCAGAAACTTGACACCTTGGCACAGGCGGCACTTCAGAACCAGCTGCTTGACTTCTCTTCAATAATGAGGCTCTACACCACGACTTCACTTGCTGAAAAGCAGAGGATGATTGAAGCCAACGAGAGGAGAGTGAGGGAGCAGCAGCAACAGCAAAGCCAGCAGCAGATGCAGATTCAGCAACAGCAGATAGAGCAGCAAGCTCAGACTGAGCAGCAGAAGATGCAGATGGAGCACCAGATGCACCAGGAGGACAACGAGACCAAGATACTGGTGGCGCAGATTAACGGGAGTGCCGAGGAAAAGAGGTTCGCCATGATGCAGGAGGACGATGGCATCACCAAAGAGCAGCAGTACCAGTTGCAGCAAGACGAGTTGCAGCAGAAGGTCAGGGAGTTTGACGCAAAGATGAGGCAGGAGAAGGACAAACTTGACTTTGAGAGGCTGAAGCACAAGGACGACACCCGTCTGAAGGAGAAGCAGATAACCAAGAGCAATAACAACAAAAGATAAGAGATATGCACATATTAAGGAAAATAGTGTTGAGCAGGACTGAGCCTGAAAGGAACGTGCTTTGGATAGACCCTGACGCTGAGGCCATAAAGTACTTCAACGGCGGATGGAAGGTCCTGTGTGGCAGGGATGGCGAGGACACCAGCCTGCTGAAGGATGCCATCAACGCCTTGCAGGAGAGCAAGCAGGACATCCTTGTGAGCGGAGGCACAATAAAGACGGTCAATGGACTGAGCCTGCTTGGAAGTGGTGACATAAAGATTGAGGCTTCCTCCACTGACGAGGAGGATGTGCGGAAGATTGTGGAAAGCATGACGCAGGACAAGTACCTGTCGCAGGACAGCTATCTCACGACCTCTGAGATTGACGGCGTTTGTGCAGACACCACACAAGCGCAAGCCATTCAGGGCAGCTGAAAAAGTGAACATTGCCAATCATTTTAAGCAACATAAGACATGAAGTATTTGAATTTAGATGGCGTCGCACACCTGTGGAGCAAGATTAAGGCTCTTGTGGACGCCAAGCAGGATGCCCTTGTCAGTGGCATGAGCATCAAGACCGTCAATGGGGAGACACTGCTCGGCAGCGGTGACATAGCCATTGACCTAAGCCTGTTCAAGGTGGTCACGGAGCTTCCAACATCTGGCATTGACGAGAACAAGGTCTATCTTGTGCCCAACGGTCAGACGGATGGCACTAATGTATACACGGAGTACATCTATGCCAACTCAAAATGGGAGATACTCGGAGAGTACAAGAGTGATGTGGACTTGTCGGACTATGTGACCACCGAGCAGCTTGAAAGTGCCACATCCACCGCACTTAGTGAGGCGGAGAAAGAATGGGTTGAGGATCAGCTTTTCGCCAAGCTGTTTACAGGTAGCATAACCGCAAGCCCAAGTTCCGTGAATTTTGCTGGCAGCAGTGTCACCGTGACTTACACCCTTACGACCAAGTATGATGGCACTCTCGTTGATTTGGATAGTGTGCCAAGTGGCTGGACTAAGGCAGGAACTGGCACTTACACCAAGGCTGCGACCATTAGCGCAAGCACTGGCTCAAGTATTAACTCTGGTAGTGTTTCTTGTGTCTATAAGGGTAATACCAAGACAATAGGTGCTGCAGGTTGCACTAACGTTAAGGACAGCTACATCCTCCTTTCAACGGCAACCGCCCTTACCACAAGTGACCTCGATAGTATTGCGACCAATGGAACGAAGATTAACAGCGGCAACAGCATAGCTGGTGACAAGACCATCAGCATTACGGCAGCTGGCTCTTACGTTTACTTTGTGATAGCCAACACATCTACTCTGAAGAACGTGCAGCAGCTTGGACTTGACTATCTTTCAGACAAGGCGGGAGCAAGCGTCACACGCACAAACTATGGCACTTACAAGGTCTATCGTTCAGCCAACTCAATGGCCGTTGGCAGTCAGACGGTGACAATATCTTGATGTTTGACTTAAAGGAAAAGGAGGAATAAGATTATGGCATCGAAATTGGAGAATCAAGTTGCATTAGGATTGCACCTTTCAGCTGGTGCGAGTGACGGATACCTCACCAGTGCGGAGTACATATATGACGAGACGAAGCAGCAGAGCATACAGGCCACCATTGACGAGATAAAGGCAAGCACTGGGGACATTGGTGACTTTACAATCAACGGGCAGAAGATAAGCTCAAATCCCGTCTTGACGGGAGCTGGCATTGCCGTGTCATCAAGTGATGGCACCACAGTAGATGAGGCGATAGCCGAGGCAAAGAAGGCTGGCACGGACGCACAGGCGGCCATAGACGCAATGACGGCCATCACCAATGAGGAGATTGACGAGGCTTGCGCATGACAGTGATGGGTTTTTAAAGTCAAAGAGGCTGGGGCGGTATACCCAAGCCTTTTTTGTTGTTGTGGATTGGAAATTAAGGATTGAAAGGCGAAAGTGAAGCGTTGGAAATGGAATGGCGGAATGGAGAGAAAAGCCAGTTGAAGTTTTTGTTTAGCCATTTTAGTTTTATCATTGCCCCTTAAATAGTTAAATGTAATTAAAATATCAAGTAAATGCGTTAGGACATTTGCATTTTACAATAATGTTGCTTAATTTTGCTAACGATTTAAGCCAATAGAATGGCTTGTGGCGATGAAAAGCACTTTTTAGGATGACGGAATTTTTAAGACATAAATGATATATGGCAATTACAAAGGTTAGAGGCAGCCAAGAAAGGCAATGGCAGGCTGAGGAAGATGCGAGGACCATGGCGAGGTATCAGGAGATACTCAGTGACAAGTCACGCATGGGGAGGGCCGTGAAGGTGGCCAAGCAGCAAGCCACGGAACTCAACAAGAGGGCCGCCGCAATGAACAAGGTGGCGGGGCAAAGGGTAAAAGTAAAAAGTGAAAAGGTGAAGAATTGAAAGGATGAAAAGGTAAAAGGGTGAAAAGTAAAAGGTAAAAAGGCAAGAATATTTTAGGATAACGATAATACCATGAAAAACACGGGACAGCGACTGACGGCTTTGAGTACCATGTCATTGATGGACTTGGTTGAGAAGATGAATGAAAGAGGTGTGGCTAAGGACAGCATCGTGGGCATCATAAAGGAAAATGAGGCTTTCATACTCCTTTACTACAAGGATTGTACGAAAAATTGGGAAAAGTGAAGATAGAAGAGAGAAAGAAGCCCATTGGCGACTATGACTCAGAGCCTGTCAGGTACTGTCCGAAGTGCTATTCTTTGTAGATAGGCTACATAGACGGCGTTGAGGACTCCGACTACTGCATGAAGTGCGGATGCTCTGAGATAGCCGAGGCCAACATACAGGAATGGGAAAGGCTGTACGAGAGGAGGTATGGGCGAAAGTTCGTGGACAGGAAAAACGCAATGAGGGCCAGGATGTATGGCCTTACTATGAGTGAGTTGAAGCAGATGTTCCATGACAGCCCATACAGCCATGAGATAATGTACGCCATGTACCCCAGTTTTCCGAGGTACTTGACGAGGGTGGAATCAACCATACTGTTCTTTGACAAGGTATTCAAGGATGGCAGGTTGAATGAATTGCGAGATTTATTAATTGAAAAACACAGGAGATAAAATGGAAAAGAAGAATTTAAAGGCAAAACAGGCGGCACTTAATGCAAACGCCTCAAAGGAAGAAAAGAGTGTGGAGAATCAAGGGCAGAGGAAGGCCACATACGAGGAGCTGAACAACTACTGCATACAGCTGTACCAGCAGAACAGGCAGTTGGCCGCAAAGTTGGAGCAGATGAACGCAGACAACCTCTTCAAGAGGCTTGACTACCTCTTCAGGGTCATTGAGGACTGTGGTGTCTTTGACCATGCCTTTGTTGAGGAATGCACCAAGGAGATTATGCAAGCCATGGCCATACCAGAAGAGAAAAAAGTAGAGGACAAGGAGGAGAAGTGACGCTATGGGAAAACTTCCGAAACCCAACAACATAGTTGAGATAAAGACGGAGTTGGGCACAGAGTTCTTCCGTTGGTGGTGCGTCTTCCTGAGGCCTCTGATAAACCTGACGAACAGGGAGATTGACGTCATATCCTGCTTCTTGAAATGGAGGTTTGAGCTTAGCAAGAGCATATCAGACCAGGCCATACTGGACACCATGGTGATGAGTGACGACACCAAGAAGAGGGTGATGGAGGAGTGCGGCATCACGCAGGAGCATTTCTATGTGGTGATGAGCAACCTGAAGAAGCACAACGTCATAGTGAAGGGCAAGATAAACCCCCGCCTGATACCCAACATGAAGGTTGACGGGGAGAATGGGTATTTCCAGCTCTTGGTGCTGTTCAGGATGCGATGAGTTACAAGGAGATAATAGCCCATGTAGCGCAGGACACGAGGCTTCCGAAGTCACTGGTTAACAAGGCGTACAAAGCCTATTGGAGGATGGTGAGGGAGCATATAGCGAGCTTGCCGCTGAAGGAAGACCTTACTGATGAGGAGTTCCTGGAGCTGCGCCCAAGCGTGAACATACCAAGTTTAGGGAAGCTGGCCGTGACCCTTGACAGGTACAAGTACATAAAGAAAGAGCATGAACGAATAATTAAGGAGAAGAAGAATGTTGCGAATGACGAAAGTTAAGCCCATGTTCACTTCCATAGTGACAACTGGGGACAGGTTTGAGAAAGATTTGTATTCAGGAGGGTTGATAGTCGCCAATAAGGGTGACTTGAAGCCTTGGCAGACGATACTCTTCACAGGCACAAGCGTGAGGGACTTGCAGGTGGGGGACAAGGTTATGGTTTACTTTGACAACTACGCCGTGAAAAGGTACAGCAAGGACTCCATACAGAATGACCTTGACAACAACAAGACCATCAGGTATATGTTCAACTGGCTGACCCTGTACGATGAAAAGGGCGACCCTCAGGAGTGCCTTTTGCTCAATGACAGGGATGTGCTTTACTCCTTTGAGGGGGAGGAAAAAGAGGATGAAGAGACAATACAGATACCCAAGCACGGGTTTTTGGCGTGAAAGAGTGGAAAGGTGAAAGAGTAAAGGGAGAGAGGAGGATATAGTGAAACTGATAACGTTGGATGGGTATAACATAAAGGTGGCGGACGAAGCACTGCTGGTGAAGCCCATAAGGAGGCTGTTCAACATGGACAGGAGCAAGGGCAAGGAGAGGTTCTTTGAACAGATGAGTGTATTGTACTTCGTCTATTCACCCTCCTCGAACTACTCCTACATAGTGGACGAGAAGGACAGGCTTGCTGAGGTTCTTGCGCAGGAGGGCATAAGGGAGTTCCATAACACGGCGGAGTTCAAGGAAGCTGTCGCCGCATACAAGAAGCTGAACATAACGGCGTCAAGCGTGCTGCTTGAGGACACCAAAGTTACCATAGACAAGATGAGGCAGGTTCTGAAGGGCATCAACTTTGATGAGCTTGAGGAGGAGAAGAAGGTCAATGCGGTGAAGACGGTGGCCTCTGTGGTGGCCATGATACCAAAGTTAGTGAAAGACCTCTCAGAGGCGGAGAAGGCTGTGCAGAAGGAGATTGAGGAGACTGGCAAGGCGAGAGGCACACAGGAGCTGACGATAGGAGACATGATGTAAGGGTGAAAAGGCGATTAAAAGTAAAAAGGTAAAAAAGTAAAAAGGTGAAAGGATGAAAGGAATGAGCAAGATGAAGAAGGTTTCTGACAACATGAGATATATGATTGTGGATTTGGAAATGTTCAAGTGCTGCGTGGTGTTCGCCATAGTCAAGGACAGGGGAAATTGTATAGAAGACTTCAGGAAGATATGGAAAAGGGAATTTGACAGTGAGGCAGCAGAGAAAGACTTTGGTTCTAAAGGAAGCTCATTTATGAAATGTCTCAGAGACATGCCAGCTTGGGATAATGTTGATGGAGAGGCTTTTAATTTGGGCAATGACGTGGTTGTAACGATGAATGGCAATGAAGACATAGACCCTTATGTCGTGGTGCATGAGATAACGCACGGCGTGCAGTTCATCTGCCGAAACAGGGGGGTTGATGACATAGAGACCGTGGCTTACATGATGGAGTACCTGTGCAGGAGCATAATCAGGGAGCTGTATAAATGGAAAGCTGAGGACGGTGAGGACAAAGACTAATGATGTCTGGCTATTGAAAAGGGAAAGGAGAGTGCCGTGAGGCATTCTCCTTATTATTTATTTGCATAGAAGTCCTGTAATATTTTGTCTAAAACAATTTTATGTCGTGTCTTAGTGTAAGGGCTACGATACATCGCATATATCAAATTGACATACTCATTTTCGTCAAGGACACATACAACCTCGGTATTCTCCATTTCTTCAACGAAAGATTCTTTTGTGCCTTCCTTTATTCCATAATCAAACGTTATTACTGAACGTTTAGGAAAGGCGAAATCTTCTCCTGTAGAAGGGTTTTTCCCTATACTGACACCCTTCTCAAAGACATACGAAACACATTCCTTATTTCGATATATAGTCCCATGTTGTATCTCTTCCTCTGACACTCCAGCACGTGATTGTGATGTCGTGAAGCACCCAACAACGTTCAACTCTTCATCTTGGTATAAGGTGACAATGTATTTGTTGTGTGGAGAATACAAATTCTTAGCATAGCCATACACTATTTCACGTGGTTGGAACATCAGCTTCTATTCTATGTCTATTTAATGCAGCTTGGAAACTCATATTCCATCTTGCATCTTCGTATGTCTCGTTTTTGTCTTCAGCGTCACCATTCAACAATTTCAGAGGAATTAAAACGCTTGATTTTCCATCTATAAACTTCACGTGATTTTCTCTTACAATCCGTGACCACAAGGAGTCCTCCTCATGGGTTAAGGCTGAGAGTTCATCAGCTGTGCTGTTGGCGTATTCGAGGATCACATCATCAACGCCCTCAATCTCGTATGGGCTGAACTCATCCATCTGTTTGAACACGTGGTAATCATTTTGAAGAACAGGCTCAACTATGTCCTTTCCTTTCGTGTCCTTGTGGCAAACGACATATTTAGGGAAAGCCCCGTCTTTTACAGCATAGACTTCAGGTGCCACAGGTCCCTTCGCCCAAGCATAATAGTCAAACCAGGTGAGGGGGAATCCTCTCAGTTTCATGAATTTCTCATCAATGAGGTATAGAATCTTCAACAATTTGCGAAGATTTATGCCAGGGATGTTCTTTGCTATATATGCAAGCAAAGCCCCATTTTTCCATTCATTTGCGGTCACTCCTAAGCTCATAGCGAGTTAATTGGTTTGCAAATATAGCCTGTTTTCATTTGTCAGCCAAAAAATGCACTTGATTATTGCATTTATTTAAATAAAATCCTTAGATTGTTGTTTTGTAAGTTATATTTTTTATATCTTTGCCCCTTAAAAGAATAGCTATGAGAAAGTTAAGCGTAATAGTAGTGTTGGTGGCTGTACTGATGATGAGCTGCACCAGGACAGACAAGGCAGTATGTGCCAAATATGCAGATAAGGAGGAAATAGATTCATTGGGAGATACGTTGGATGCCTATGACTCTGCCATGATAGCATATGATAAATTAGATGTTGATATGCGGGAAACGATGTCTGAAATGGGAATAGGAGGCAAGTATAAAAAGTTTGGAATAGACAGCTTTCTGCCCATGGAAGCGTTGAAAGATGTACACATCAAAAACGGTATGCTGATGAAAAGGGATAAGTACTATTACTATAGTGAAATAAGCACCATAGAATGGGCTTGTGACCAAGTAAACCGTTTTGTATATTCAGATAAAGGTTGGGAGAAAATAAGAGCCAACAATGGAATATTTGCAAACTACAGATGCAGGTGTGCCGAGAGAGACCTTGACACCATAGTAAATTATGTATTTATACATTTTGAAAAATAATTATGCCGACACCAACAAATTATGACAACACCCTTATAGGGCAGTATATAAGGGCCATTGAGAACCCTGATAGTGTAGGATTTGACAGTTCCACACGTAGGTGGTATGCCCCTAAAGGAGCTTAGTATGACAGCAACAACAGAGGCATGGGAGTGGATGTCAGGCATAATGAAGATGCAAAAGCCCTCAGTAGTGGAAGAAAGGGAAAATGGCTGTCAGAAGAGGAAGAGAGGAATATAAGAAATGGTTTTATAAATAATGCTTAGAAATTTATTGATGAGCAAGCTCCTGCTGGATCATTGGCTTATATGATGTCCCCAGAAATGAGAGCAATGGCAACAGGACTTTACTATAGAGGAGAGAAAACATATCTAAGATCTGACAGCAATCCATTGGGCAAAGCCTTTAAAGAGAATGACAAAGATGCTTTCAACAAGGCCTTACAGGAGCATTACAGGAAGAAAGGAGTGGCAGACAGGGCTGAGAAAGACGCCGCATTTTGGAAAAAGAGGAGAGAAGCGCAACAGAAGGAGAGGGAGAAGACTGGGGCAAGCTGGCTGTCAAGCAATCCAAAAGAGAGGATACGGGCTATGAACGACTACCTTAATCGCTGGGATGTAAGCAAACATGGCGATGGTGGTGCCCTTCACGAAGAGCAGCCCCAATGGAGTGCCCTCTCTATGCGTGAGAAGTCAGCGTACATTGGAGCCGCTGTAAGGAATGGCCTTACTCGGCTGTAGGACATAAGGCAGAAATACAATGAGTTCGCTTAGGGGGGAGGCACTGGCAGGGCAAATGAGATAAACCTCTACAAGAAGGGAGGCTTCATGCCATCGAGTGCCATGCAGGAGAGGATTGCTCAATGGGAGGGGGCTTCCATGAGGACGAACAGAAGTTTTGAGAGTGAAGCCAGAGGCTTCGTAAACGCCTTGCCCACAGGGGTGAGGGAGCAGGTGCTGGCCAACCCAGAGTTGGCTGACTGGCTTTACTCTTATTCATATAATGTAGGAGCTGGCAGGTTCAAGGAAAGGGTTGTTCCTGCATTGCAGAGATATTACAATGGCAATGGCTCTGTTCAGGACATACAGCAGTCCATGTGGGCTTCAGGAGACAAGAAGCTGAGAGGTCTTGCAAAAAGGAGGAAGAGAGAGAGGCAGGGTGTGCAGGACGCACTTTGGGATACGGAGATGCAGAGGCTCAACGCACAGATAGCCAACCCTTCATTAATGAAGACCCCCTACCCCGCTTTTCAGCCCATGAATGAGCGGGCAGTCATAGGGGCGGAGTATGCCCAGTTTCCTGCTTACGGTGTCACTGCTCCTGCTGCTAGTGAAAAGTCTTTACCACAAGGGCCTTTTGCAGAAAAGGAGGAAAGCCCATATCAAGGGCTGCGAACATTGATGTCCATATAGGAAAGCCTTAATGACGGTAGTGAAGGAACACCGCAACTAAGGCCATTGACCTATAATGAGAAAGCCCCATACGTGGCAAAGACATACAATAATGGTGGAAATCTGTTTATTGGAGGAGGCGATGAGAATAATGAAGAGAGTACATCCCCAGCCCTCGCTGATAATCCTATGCGTCTTAATCCTCATGCTGACAATGTTTTTCTTGATATGTATGAGCCTCTGCCCGAAGTGACAATAACGCCAACCACACCAGAACAAATGGCAAAGTGGGCAAGAGATTATCTCACCATGAGCAATGACGCAACACTGAATGCCAATCTTGGCAGAGGGTAGAATATACATTTAAGAAATGCAAGTGCAGCAGGAGCAAAAGCCCATGCCGCATGGGAGCAGGATAACCCTGACGCAACTTCAGCAGGGCTTGCATTAGGCACAGTTCCTTTTGCGGTGGTTGCAGCACCCGCATGGATTCCAGTTGGGAACGCTTTGGCAAGCAGCTCTTTAGGAACAGGACTGACAACTTTAGCCACCAATCCTTATGTAGATGCAGCAGGCATATCCATGGGATTGTCAGATGCGGCTAATAAAATACGTAATGGCCAATATGGAAACAGCTTGACAGAAGATGCTATAACTGCATTGGAATTAACTCCATTGGGATATGGTGTTGGTAAAGGTTTGGATACTGCTTATAATATAGGAAAGCAAGCATTGCAAACAGCTTATGATAATGGAACTTTCTATGATAAATACACCACTCTTGGTGGTAGATTTGGCAACTGGGGAGATACATGGT